GTTTCCCAGTCACGATCGGTGGGGCCTGTAAAGGTGCGAATCTTAATAGTTGATGTGTTTTTATGTTAAAGCTGTCTCCTGGTACGCATTCCATGATGCATGTTGGAGTGATTTTTCCGATTGACATTGAGAACTTTCTCGAATGTGATAAATCGAATGTGTTGTGTTGGGGTCTAGGCATTGCTACCTTGCTAAATATACTCATGTTTTTATTTGTTTAATTATTTATCTTTTATATGATTTTAATGCTTCTAATGCTTTTTTAAAACTTCCTGCTAAGTTTCCTACGAATTGTGATGCTAATGCTGCGCTTGCTACTACTTGTGCTATAGTTCTGTCTTTTGGGTTGCTAAGGTCTAAGTTGAATACTCCTTTCATTAAAGTTGCTATCATATTTCCTTTATAATAACCTTGACCCATTAATTGATCTTCTTTTGCTAATATTGCTGCGCCTATTTTATTTTTTTGTGATATATGCATTTGATTTGATATTAGGTGGGGTTTCATTCCTCTATCTAAGTCTCTTTTTATAGTTGATATTTCTGTAGTTATGTTTGCTAATGCTGTACGTGGTTGTAATGTATCTTCTAAGTATTTAAGTTGTATTCCTGATATTCCGGCATCTTTACCGGTTTTAATTGCTTGTGTTAATTTTAATTTTGCGTCTGCATCCATATTATTGGATTGTGCTTGTTTTACTCTTGTATCCATATAAGGTGTCATTGGATTGTCTAGTTGATATTGAGGTGCTTGTCCTTGAAGTTGTTTTCCGGAAGCTATTGATTGTGCGTTACCGACTGCTGATCCAGGGGATGATCCGTATATAAGGTTTGGGTTTAGTCCTGCTCCTGTTAATCTTTCCATTTGTTTTATTGGATGATTGAATGAGTTTACTTTATCCCACATTGCCTGGTCGTATGTTCTACGACCAAGCTCTTGTTTTTGTTCGTATTTTCTACGATCGTTTTCTTCTTTTCTTTTCCATCTACGTGTTAAAGCGTTTGCGCCTATTGAGGCTCCTGCTCCGAGTAGGGGTAGTACGAATCCGGGTAGTGGCATATTATTTTACTTTTTCTTCTGTTTTGATTGATTCCAATCTTTTTAATTCGATGTGTGATGTATTTATTGTGTCTGTTACTCCGTTTATTAAATCATCGAATGATATTAGTCTTAATTGTAGTAATCTAAGTTGTTGTTCACATGATACACATGTTGATAATACGAGATTTTTTAATAAATCTGCGTTTTTTAATTCTGCTTCTGTTTTTAATGTATTATTATTGTCCATAAGTGTTAATTTTAGTTTGTTATATAATTTATATTATATAATGTAGTGTTTTTATTTTGTAATTGCCAGTTTTTTGTTATAAATAAGAGTTTTTTTAGCACTTTCACTTCGTTTTCGTTTTTATTTGACTCTTTTTATTTTTTTACTGTGTCAATTAGCACTAATATATCAAGTATAGTATTAGTGCTGTTTTGACACCGGATGACTATACCGGTGTCTGATTTTTTGTAGCCTTCGCTACTGTTTCTGCTTCCGAGACTACGTCCTCGGGTTTTGCTGTTTGTGATTTTACTTTAGCGTGTGTTTGCTGTTTGATTTGTTCTTCTAAATCTTTTGCTTTTCTATTTAGATTTTTTTTGTATTCCATTGCATCTGTTAAGTCATCGAATCTTGGGACTTCTGTGTCGAAGTATTCTCCTTTTATTTCGGGTGCTCCTAGGGAGACGCCTCTTGAGTGTCTGTCTAGTAGTTCTGAAATTGTTAAGTTTTGATCTGGTACTGTTAATGATTTTCCTGGTTTTCCTTTCCAGGGTGATCCTTTATACTTTTTAGTAAATTGTTTACGAATTTTCATAGTTTTGTTCTGTTTAATGTTAATTGTTTATCTCTTTTGTCGACCATGTCTATCCATAGGTCGCGTTTTGTTTTACCGTCTATATCGAATAGATCGGGTGTTTTCATGGTTTGTATTTCTAACCATTCTTTAAATAGTTCTTGTAGTTCTTGTTTATTGAATATTTTGTTTTTATAGTATCGGGGCATTGATAGTATTTGTCCATCTTCGTGGACTATGCAGAAGAGTTTTCTGTCTTTGTAGTATTTTACCATGGAGGGAGTAAGGTATGATTCGCCTAAGCCTTTTGACATAAGTTGAAATTCTGTTATACGGTCGTCATATACGCCGTGTATTTTGTCTATTTGTTTTTTATATCCGCCTTTGTTTATGTAGCCTACTACATAATTAATTGTTTTGAGATTAGAGTTTGTGACTAAGACGTGGCCGTGGTTCCAGGTGTTACATATAATGTCTGAATTGTTGATTAGGTTTTGGGGTAGATTAAAGACGATTGCGTGGTAATGGGGTCTTGCTGTTTTAGTTCCGTATTCGCCACATGCGAAATACTTAAGTCTTTTTTTGCCTTTTTTGTGGGGTGCTAGTTTACGTAAGCGTTTGAAGAAAGTTTGATAGTCTCTTTTAAGTAGTGTTGGTAGTCCGTTTGGTGATAAGGGTACTTGGTCATATGTTAATGTTATAAAACAGGATGATTTTGCTGTTTTTGATTCTTGTAATATTCTAAATGACCAATGTGAAGAGCGCCTCTTTAAGCATGGGATACATTTTCCGCAAGGAACTGGAGTCATTAAGTTTTCGTTATTGACATCCAAGTTTTTATTCTTAACTAAAAAAGGGCTCTGACATTGCATACTAACCTAATTCAAACTATAAGCGTATTCCGCCTCTAGATACTCTAAAGGAGTTGTACTTCTTTGATTTTCTTTTTTGACCTGCTAAGCGTTTTTTGAAACCTATTGTTTTGGTTCTAAGTTTCTTAGATGATCTAAATCCTCTTCTTTTTTTATACATTATTATTTATTTAAATTGTTGGAGTTCCAAAGTATGGCATTGGTCGTCTTGCTTTTACGTTATTGTGTAGGTATACATAGAGATTTTCTTCTCCTTCTCCTACTGCAAAGACTCTGTCTACTTCGGCCTCGTTACATTCTACAAAGGTTGCATTTAAGTTAGGTCGTGATGTGAATATTCTGCCCATATGCCAGAAATCGAGAGAATCTCTGAATTCTCCGTGTACTGAACTGGGGATGTATTTATATTCTGCGTATCGTGGTGTATATCCAAAGACTTCATCGTCTAATGAGTCTGTTGGGTCTGCAAATAGTTCTTTATTTAAGATAGGTTGTTCTCCTATGTTAGCAAAGGAAGGCCAGTAGTATTCGAATTTGTCGAATTTTGTAAAGTGTTTTGGTATTCCTTGTTGGTAAGCTGATTTAGGCATTACTGTACATAAGCCTATTATATATCCGTGTTCTTCGCATTTGTAGGAAACATAATTAGACGAGCCAACTGAGACACCATGTCCGGCCATGTTAGCCTGTGGAGTAGGATCTGCCGATGCTACGCCTGATTCTGATGTCTGTAGTACTTCACTTATGGTGATAGGGGTTGCTGACCCGCCTAAAAATTCCGGTCTCTGAAGTCTAGCGTCTGATGATTGAACGCCAAAGTGAGCAAGTATTACTTCTATATACCTTGAGCCTCCTCTTGCGTTTCTTTCTAGCCATTCTTGTAATCTAAACGCCCTTCTTAAGTCGTTTATGCTTGAAGCTGTTGCGTCTGTCAAGTCTACTTCTGTGTGTCCTGTTATATCTAATTGTGTTGCTGCAACTGTAGAACCTTTAGTAGCAGATAATACACCTAGAGTACCTGGGATACTACTAGAGTTTAGTGATTCGTTATTAAGTCCTGTGCCATCTGTTTCTTGAAATATTGATGAATAAGCTACATTATTAACTCCATTGGTTTTATTAAGTAATGGAGCTGTTGTTCCTAAAGGTATTGTTGCTTCTGGGCCTTTTTGTGTCCATGGTAATGCTGATGTGAAATAATCGTGTTGCCATGCTCTGTTTTGTAGTTCGTACCAATATGCTGGTTTTGGGTTACTTCCTGATACTGCTTTGTCTGTAAGTTTGTCTACTAAGTTTTGATCTCTGTAGTATTCGTTAAAGATTTTCCAGTAAGCCATGAAAGGGAGACAACTGATTTTTGTTGATACTCCTAAGCCTCCGCCTGCTGCTGGGCCGAAAGGTAATCCTAAGTAATCTGGTAATGTTCCGTTATTGGCTGCTAAGTTTGTAAAGTATGGGGCTACTGGTGGTACGTATGCTGGGTCTGCTGCGTCTTCGCCTCCTGATATATATTCTTCCCATTGATCCCATATGATTCTGTTTGGTACAAAGAAGAAATGACAATACATAGATGATTGATGCATTATTGGGGCCTGTAAAGGTGCGAATCTTAATAGTTGATGTGTTTTTATGTTAAAGCTGTCTCCTGGTACGCATTCCATGATGCCTCGATCGTGACTGGGAAAC